CTGGAACAAATCTCCAGTTGATGCAGAAATTGTACCTGTACTGGTCCCGGTATTTGTAAATGTAAGTGCACTTGACTGGAATCCTTTTATATCAACATCATCTACTTTAGATCCAATCTCCAGGTCAATCTCATCCAGCGTAGTATGAAGATTCTGACCCCAGCTCTGGTTATCTCCCCCTATTTCGCTTTTGATCAGAGAGTAATTTGTTGTAAATGTGTTTGCCATATTATTGTTTTGTCCAGGTTACTGAAGTAGGACTCTGATTAGCCCATGTAGTTGTTGTTATAGTTTGACCAGTCCAGGTTACAGATGAAGGAGTCTGAACTGTCCAGGTTAATGTGGTATCAGGGAAAGAGTGCCAATCGGTTTGTCCATAATAACCAGTTCCAAATAATCCCTCACCATATAAGTTCCTGCCAATAATTTCATCAGTCCATGTTTCATTCATGAGTAAACATATTTGGGTCTCATAGTAAGTGTTCCACCTGCATATCTACTTTTCTCATCTGCAATTTTCAATTCAAGTAAAGATCTTGCATAAAGACCATCCCATGTCCTGGCACCTTCTGGGTCCATCAAATATGGAGATGCCTGAGTTAAAGTTGAGTAAAGATAAATATCTGGATGGGCCAGTAATAACCAGTTTGCATCTGAATCTGCCTTTGATGCCAATGCCGGAATGTCCTGGTAGTAATTCATTTGAATTGTGTAATTGGTGTCTGGTGTTGGATTGAGTTGTAGAGTCAGACCTTCAATTGTATAGTGAACTGGAATCCCCTCTTTATTTCTTTTTTGCTCCCGGTAGTCATCTGACCGATCTGAGGTTGCATAAAGCAATCTCCTGGGAGGGTCAGTTGATGTGAGTTCTACATTCAACATTTCCTGGAAGTCAGAAGGAAGGGCAACATACTGGGCATTAGTTGTGGTGGTTGCCCTGGTCAACATGTCCCTGGTCCTGAGTATCCTGTTTAATTGTGCTTCTCCCAAGGCAATAAATTCAGGTATCCTTGATGTAAGATCAGATCTGTTTAGCCAGTTGGCTACTGCAGTGTGTAATTCTGCTTTTGTTGATATTGCCATTTATGCCGTTGCTCTTCTAGACTTTTTACCTTTTTTCCTGTTTGTTGACCTGCTTACAATTCTCAGGTTTTTACGATTATTTGTTCCTCCATTCTCAAGAGATTTCTTGTGATCAACTTCTCTTGGGTCACCAACCTTCAATCCAACTATCCTCCTGGCAGCATTTGTTAATGCCCTTCTCCTCTTCTGCTTTTTTGTTTTATGAAAGGGTGCTTCTTTTTTATAGTTTCTTTCAGGCATTTCAACTTAATCTCCCTTCCCAGGTACGAAATGGTTTATTCTCTGGCCTATCCAACCATTTCAAAAGTCTTTTAGTATCCTGGAGGATACCTTTTCTTAATAACTCTGATGCAAGTATTGGGGGAATTTCGGCAACTTTCCTGTCCAATGCCTTTCGATTGACAGGTTGTTCCCGGAGAAATTTAGCGTAGTCTAGTGTTGGTTGGACATCCTGCTTCTTAGTAATATGGATGGTACCATCTCCATCCTCAGTGGTAACTTCTGTTGTGACTCCATCCACTGTTCCCATTGGGGTAGTATATTTTGGCATAATTCTCCATACTCTCTCCAAAAATAGTTATGCCCCTCCCGGAAGAGGGGCAGTTAAAGGGTTAACTAAACTTTAGTTATCATCCACCACAGTCAGCAACTAAGCCATGAGCCAGCTCGTTATCCACCTGCAGTCCACCTTCCCACACCATAAATTTTGAGGCAGCGTCACCGATTGTGGACAGTGGTACAGTCTCAAAGCCTCGCAGTTGGGCTACTTTGATATACTCTGGGTTTAGAACTAACACATCCTTTTCACCTCTGATGAAACGATCTGCCTGTACGCTGTACGTTCCAAAATCACCAATGTAGACACTGACATTTGCCTGTACTTCATCGGCTTTTGTTGGAAGTGCAACAACCTGGGTAGCAGATGCTCTACCACCGAATGCACTTGCCAACTGCTTGTTTGCAGATGACATCAGGATTTGTGTTGGCTGATCTCCAGAATTGTCGTAACAGAGTTTTAAAACTGCTTTTAAAAGCGTTTCTGTGAATGCTCTTGCAGTTCCATCTGTTCTGGCAGTTGATCCGACAGCGGCCTGGGCAGCAGTTGGTCCTGCAGCATCTCCACCACCTTTGGAGATGTTGGTAGCAAGTTTTGCAAGGATACCTGCAGTTGTTCTTGCAGTCCCGGCAGCGCCTGTATTAACAACAGAGTTCCCAAGGATCAGTTTTTCTACGTCCCTCTTGAGTGCTCTGCCGATCAAGGCCATTTGGTGTCCTAATTCGTCTGCAACCCCTGCACGATTTACTGCCATTTGAGTTCCAGTAACTGATACTGCTCTATGCAAAATCTGACACTGGTTAGAATTACGAACAGTGTTATTTGCAGTAGTAGGAGTAATCTCGTTTCCTTCCATCTGGGCCGCTGTACTTACAGCGGGAAGTGCCTCCGTCTGATGTTCAAAAAGTGTGCTTGTTACAGATCTTTTTCCTGCCATCGAAACAGCAGGTGTTTCTTCAGGAGAGATATTATAAATAATATCGGATAAATCCTCCCGGTTACCAATTGCTTCATATGTATCAAAAGAAGCATTGGAATATACTTGTGCCATATTTACCTTTTCTTATAGTTGTCTTTTACAACAGTTGTTTGAAAACTTCGGCAGCATCAGACATTTTCCCTGACTTTGCCAACCTGATTTTAGCCTTGTGAACAGAAGTCTGTTTTTTTGGTTTTTCAGGTGCACTTCCAGGTGATACTGCCCGGATTGCACTTTGTGCAGGTTTGAGTTTCTTTGCTCCCTTACCTGACAATCCAGATGCAATCATTGCAGATCGTAATGCCAGAACTGCCCTTGAATCGTAAACCTGACTAATTTCATCAGCAGAATATCCTATTGAAATAGCATAATTCTTGATGTCATTTTTTTCCTGTTGCATCACCTTCGGGTCTGACCATTCAGGTATTGCACTCATTAAAGCCTGGTGTTGATCCTGGAGGTATACCTGCATTTGCTCCTCTTTTTCGGCTTGCTTAACCTGTTGCATCCGATAGTGCTCTGCCTGTAACTCCTGGGCTTTTTCCTTTTGGGTGCGAAACAATTCCTTCTGTTTCATCCACTCTAAAGGGTCAGATTCCATCAAAGCATCCCAATCCGGTTCCTGGGGTAGTTGGGATTGTTGAATCTGTGCTAATCTTTCCAGACTTTGTTCATACTGCAATCTCTGTTGTTTTGCAGCTTCGACTTCTGCTTGCACCTGCTTCTTTTCATCTGCAAGTGCCTGAGTTTTTTTGGTGTAGTCGCTTTGTCTCTGATACCCTGCAAGTGCTTCCCCAAGGGTGACCTCATGATCCACTCCATCCAACTTAATAGGATAGTATGCTTCTTCAGGTTCCTCAGTTACTGCTTCTTCAGTTTCTTCTGACTCTTCGACTTCAGGAGATGCTTCAACTTCAGTTTCTTCTGCTTCAGGTTCTGCATCTTCTGTACTTGCTTCCAACTGTTGTTGCTTATCGGGTTGCCCGGACAACATACCTGCGAATGCTTCTTCTGCTTGTTGGAGTCCTGTTGCCATTGGTTGCTCCTTGTTTAAAGATTAAACTTTTCTCTTCATAGTCCTGCTTATATCATTCCTATGAAGTTCTCCTCGTTCTATTATAACATTAAAATAGTTACGAACCTGGTCTGTTGCCCATAATAGTTGCCAAAGGATTTCTCTGCCTTTAGAATCACTTGGGTCTGCACCTTTCCAGGTTTCATAATATTGCTTTTCCAACTCGTCAAAAACCTTCTGGAAAAGTGGATCTTTCAGAAGTTGTTTTGCTCGTTCCCCATCTCTTATTTCCTGATCCATTTCACTCATTTGCCTCTCCCAGTAGACCTCCAACTGCACCTGTAGTTAACAAGGGCATCAATACTGACTTTAAATACTGGTTGCCTCTCAGAACTTCAGTCAAAACTTTTTTAGGTGTTTGCCCTGTTTCAATTGCAGTCTTGTTGACTCTATACATTAAGTTCTCCATCCATGTTGCACCTGGTGGCAATCCTGTTCCTGATTTTCCAATTCCTGTATACTTTGAAGATCCACCCCAGATTGGTGCCTGGGCTTTTGCAGGTTCAACCCCTAATTTTTTTGCAAATTCACTGAATGCATCCTCAACTGTTGCATAGATTTCTTTTGATGCAGATTCCCTTAGTTTGGTTGCTTTCTTTCCTGGTCCTCCAATCTTACCTGCAATTGCTCTCATATATCCTGCATCCTGGGTAGTGGGCATCAGGTTGCCTAATAAATTCTGATTAAAAGCACCAACCTTTGGTGCAGATGCAGGGAATATTCCCTGGAAATTTTCTTGTGCATACTTTGGAACTCCTGATACCTTAATATTCTTACCCCCCAACATTACTGGGCCTGGTGTTCCTGCCTGGGCAGATGCAAGAAGATTTTTTGCTCCTGCAAGAGACATCCTTGAATATCCTTCAGGGATTGGCCCAAGAGTTCTTGTTGCAACCTGTTCTCCAATCGGGAGACCTGCTTCATCAAGTGTGTTCCAGTAAGATGCCTGTTTTATATTTGAAGGAACTGCAGTGTTTGGAGAGAGTGCTGCATTCCATCTGATAAATCTTTCATAAAGTTTAAGACCTAGGTCATCACCAAACTGTTCAATTGCAAATTTCCTCAAAGGGTTAGTGTTGTACCATTCAAGTCCACCTTCCTTTACTCCCTTTTCAAACCATTCCTTTAACAGTTTCTGTTGTTTTGGAGAATGAAAGATTTTTAGAATCTCATCTGCTTCTGGATGAACTTTTAATGGTCTGAACTGATCTATCCTTCTATTTATAACACTGGGGTAGGAAACATTAAGATCCAGGAGACCACTTACATCTTCTGGTTTTCTAATTCCTTTTATTAATGAAACTGGAGAAGGAGGAGTGTCATCAAAAACATGTGTTATGTTTTTAACATTTCTTTCATCAAGTTCTGCAGTTGCTTCTTTCAGGGTATTAAATGCTTTATGCCCGGTAGGTCCAAACTTAGGATGGAGACTAGATATCCTATACTCACCTTCTGGCTTTGCAACTTTTTTGGGTGCCTTAGACATATCAGGGCCGGGGCCACCCCACTCCTGCCAGGTTGTTCCACCTTCACTATAGTTCTGCCCTTTTGAAGGATTTCTAGAAAGAAGTAAAGTGTTTTCCCCCTTAACATTATCTGCAGTAATTGCTTCACCAGGTTTTAACTTTTTGATCTTACCTGCACTTGATAAAGGAACTTTCTTGATTATTCCAAGGAGACCACCTGGAGCATTTGATCCTCCACCGATTGAATTGGCAATTATGGCTAATTGTTCATTGATGTAGGGATCATTTGGATCACCAGGATTTTCCCAGTCTATATTCCTGGAAGCAATTGCACCAGGATGGTTTGGTGAAAACAGGGGCATACCCCTGTCAACAAATGCATCCCATCCCTGACCTATGTAATCAAGTAGGCCAGGTTGGGATTGTATTCCCCTGTTTCTTCTTCTGAGATTTTCTGCCATTAATTCTCCATCTGAGGTGGAAATTGTGGAGGCATCTCAGGTGGCATTTGTGGTTGTTGTTGTGCCTGGGCTAATTGTGACTGGAGGAGTTGGGTATTCTGCTTCATTTGCTCCCTGTCTCTTTCCATGATTGCTTTTACTTTTGCACCATCCATTGTGGTATTGTATTTAGCCTCCATCTCCATAATTGAGAGTTGGGCTTGTGACTCAATCCTGTCTTTCTCCCGGTCATCCAACCTGATCATCTTTTCTCTTTCAAGTTCCAGTTTTGCAGAATCATTTTCAGAATCGGCTTTTGCCTTCAGTCCCTGGATCTGGATATATTTTTCCTCTGGAGTTGGTTGTGGAGGTTCCTGGGGAGGTGCCTGGTATTGTGCAGGATCAGTGAAAAAGACTGAGGGGTCCATGAACCCGGCAAGTTGCACCATCCGGGAGAGAGTCGCATGGTATTGCCTGAGATTGACAATCGGGTTCTCTGGACCAAACTGTTGAAGGAGTTGTTCCTGCTTTTGTGCAACAGTTGTCAAAAACTGCATCTTTTCAAGATCATTTCCCCCACCAAGTGGAATATCAACTGCCACATCCATGTCGCTATCCCAGTGCCGGGGATCAATAGGTACCCATTGATTATTCAGTCTTGCCATCTTTTCCCGGTCCTGGAACTTGCAAACTAACTGGAGGATACCTTTATACAAAGGTTTTAATCCAGTTTCTGCAAAAATCCTTGCAATCATTTCTATGTGAGCATGTGCTGCCTTGACTGTTGAGTCAACTGCCAGCCGGGTTGCAGATTGAAGATTTTCTGAATCCATCCCCTGTGAAGCCTTTGTGATTCCTGTTCTTGTAGACTTAATTTCATCCAACATTGAAAGGATTGGTAATGCTTGTTGTCCAACAAACGGCATTTCAAGTTGAGAAACGGCATTTGGTGTTCTTGCTCTTATGACACTACCGACTTCTGTATTGAGAACGTCTCGCATGTTGGCCTGTCCCTCCAGGACCATTAATCGTGGGTTTACACTCATTACCAAACTATCCATGACATTTCTGAGAATGGCACTCTTGATACGCTGGATATCAGCAATGATATCGGTAATTGATGCACCTGCAATTGCAGAAATATGAGGTTGAGGATCTGGAGTGAACAACACAAAAGGAATCTGATCACAGGGCATTACATTCACAATTTTATGTGCAGATCCCAAAGTGCAGATCCTTAACAATTCGCTGTAGCTGTCCTGGTCTCTGTCAATTTTGCAAAAACTTTCGCAATATAAAATCTTCCTAGAATTCGGTTCCATATTCTGATGGGATCTTGTTGCATTATCGGCATGTCTGTTCATGTATTCCTGGTTATTGGAAAAAGATTCTTCTGTCCCTGCGAACTCTTCCAATTCAGATTTATCGTATCCCAGAGAAACCAACTCCGAAATCGTCTTGTAGGATCTATGTGCAACAATGTCTGCATCTTCAACTGATTTTGCAGTTCTGGAAATAAGAAATTCTTCACCTGGTAATGACTCAATCCTGATATTCCCTTCCTTAACTCTTCTTTTCAGGGTTACATCAAATAACGGCACACCTTCCTGGGTCTGATCCTTCTGTTCCATCTCAACTGACTCAACTGTATCTTCTCCTGCAAGAATCTGGATTTGTTGTTCATCAAGACCAGTGAATGTGGATGTAGTTACTTTTTCGGTTTCTTCATGCCAAAATTTTAGAACTCCAGTTCTCCTGATAAGTGCATCTTTGAACACACTCATCATCGTATTAAAAAAGTTTGGTTGTTTCTCCAGGATTAAATGATTGATATAATCAGTACACTGTTCTGCAGGAAGGACATCTTCTGGACCTTTAGGAGCAAACTGCATCACCTTCTTTGTACCAAAGAAGACTCGCATCAAGGAGGGTAAAATTGAATGGACAGTATCTCTGACTGAAAAATCAGTTACACCAGATCTACCTTCATCATCTTGTTTCGGAAGATGACCACTGTAATATTTGGAAGCAGTAACCCGGTCATTCCCAAGTTCATCACAATAGTTGATTGCATCTTCAAGCAAAGTTGAAACATAACCATGCAACTCATCTTCATCCATTTCATTTGCAGGTTCAAATTCATCAACTTCCTCATCAATATCTTCAATTTCTGGTTCGTATGCCATAGATAGGTATTTTTGGTGGTAAAAATGGAAAAATGACCCTTCAGATCTTGTTCAGTTGCAATATTCCAGGGTTCCCCTATGCAAAACATAGGTACTCTCTATTATATCACTGAAAGTTGCAGAAACAGGTGCTACTGTTAAACAATCCCAGAAATGTTCCTTTTTATCGGTTTGTTCCATCCAGATCCACTCCCGGCAATAACTGCACTTTGTCCTGCAAAAGTAAGCACAAAACTGTCTGCAAAATCTGGACTACCCCGGTGTCCAATCCTTCTTTTCATCTCCTCCTTAGTCTCCATCCTTAATTTTCCTGAAGATTCAAAACTATACCTGGGAGAACACAATTCAAACATTAATCTTTCATCTCTTGGTATTCTGCAGTGACGTTGCTCAAACCATTCCTTGGCCCGGTGCCACAATTCACACCTCAAATTTTTATATTGCCCCGATAATGATGCACTCTCTCCAGTATTAATTCCAATAACAGGCAAATCCAATTCAAGGCCACGATCAACGATTGCTGCCCCGGAGCCAATTACATCCACCAGGATCTCCTGGGGAGTAAGTCCATCCTGTTTTGCTTTTTGATATTCTGCATTAAGTTGGCCCATCAAATTCATTGTATCAATCTTTGCCCAACTCTTGATTGGTTCCATAACTGTATTGCCCTGCCTCTTGCAAAGTGCAGATTTGTCAGCACCAAACCTTGCCACATCCAATCCCCATACAATTGGACCTTCTGTAGGGTCCACATCCCTGGAGACTGCATCTTCAACCAGGCCATTTGAAATGATCGTATCATCGGAGCTGTCACTGAACTCTCCTCTTACCCTTATAGAATATGTCGCAGAGTCAGATCCATATCTCTCTGCCATTTCATCAATGTAATCCTGGGTGACTCTTGGGGAATCCTCACAGGAAACTGTTCTTAACCACCATCTATGCTTCAGTTTTGTAAATGCATCATAAAAATATCCTTCAGACTTCGTTGGATTCCCCACCATTATGAGGGTTGCATCACCACTAAGGCTGCCCCCGGCAGCTTCAAAAATAGCTGAATCAACAGATGAAGCCTCATCTACAATTAATAAAACTTTCCCAGATGAATGAATACCCTGCAATGCTTCAGGTTGTTCTTTTCTTGCTGTTCTTGCACTTATAAATGACCCTGAAGGATCACTCTTCAAAACAATCCTCTCAGAAAATACTTCAAACAAACCCTTCAAAGCAGGTGGCAAAAGCAACAACTGAGACTTCAATTCTGCAAATAAGGCATCATACAACTGACTTGCAGTGGGTGCAGTGCAGACAGTCTTCTGAGGGTAGTAACACAACATATGATGCAACATCAACCAGGCACAACATGTTGACTTACCAATTCCATGACCACTCTTGACAGCCAACAACCTGGTCTTCAAAGACTCCTCCATCAATTCTTTCTGCCAGGAATCAGGTTCCTGTTCCAGAATGTCTATAACGAATTGTACTGGATTACTTTTGTACTTCTCAATAAACTCTGAGAAGATGTTTCCATCTTGTTTTGACATGGTGCTTCTTTTGGTAATTCTGAAATTGGATACAAAAAACTAAAAGGTACCCAATAATTAAAACTTGTTTTTCCACTATTATTATGGAGCCACTCATCATGTTCAAATACCTCATATGCAGATATCCACCCCCTGATGATGTACTCTCCATGTGAACCCTGCAGTAAAATATAATACTTGTCAGGCTTATCCCTCTTCTTTATAAATAATTCATGAAATTTTTCAGGCCTGGTCCTGACTTCATAATGATCCCCAACATCAGTTGCATTATAACCCTCAATTCCACTGGGATATAATCCAAGAAATTTTGCAACTGCAAATTCACCCAGTGCCCCCTCAATATGATTCCCCCATAAACCACCAACACCTGGTGAACCATACCTCTGGGTATATTCAGAAGTTGTCTTTGACCCATTTCTTGACCCTTGTAGGCATCTTAGTTGCCTTTTTAGACCTACCTCTGCTCCAATCTCTATCTCTGGAAGAGTCAATTGTACCTGGGGATTTTCTGCTTGTAATTGTGTAGACATTTACCTCGTTGCTCCTTCCTGGTGCATCAATTATCCAAACATCCAAATGTGGAGGTAACTTCCTCTTCAACCACTCAAAAAGTAATTGTGCTCTCTCAGAAGTTGGTAGCTTCGTAAGAGAACCACCAGACTCCCTGACCTGGGACTTGATATCATCAATCGTTGACCTGAATGAACTTTTCATCAGAAGGGATTGTGTAGTTCAATGAAGAATCATCAAGATCAATGCAGTCAAATGCTAAAATGGTGCAGTGCTTCCCAATCGGTTGGGGATACTTCCTGATGATTTGTGCCCTTACTACCCTGGTGCCCTTTTCAAATAAAGTGTCCTCTAACTCAAACTGTATTTTGTCTCCAATCCTTGGATTGTATTGCTTGACTGACATGTGAATCCTTATTTTAAAAATTTTTTTGGGAAAAATAATTCGGTGTCTCTGGGGTATGTCAAAGTACACCCCCCATATACATCGAAGGGGGGCCGAATCCCCCTTATGTCAATAAAATCAGTGGGTTACAAACACACCCATCCCAGATCCCCCCTATGTTCAGTAATGGTATTAATGAACATTCCCTTGTTAACTACTGATATCATTAGACATTCTCTGATTTAAGGGCCAATCAGGGTCGCATGGGCACATGCGAGTACCTCTATAGAATCTTGTTTATACACTTTATACTCTAATACTCCCCCTGTATACATTACTTCTCTTCCTATATATTCCTGGTATACACTTCAGAGTCTATACTATATATATACACTATATATATACACTATGTATATATCTATAGTTTAGCTAACTTTACTAACCAGGTATTCCAATCTTTCCACATCAACATATTCCTGACCTTCATCTGGCCCGACAAATCCCAGTCCAACTCTGACCTCCCATTCCCATTCTCTAGATCCAACAGATGGTAAAGATGGTGCAGGTAACTCTTCCAACTTCTTAATCTCTCCTCCATTCTCCAGGTATCTATTTACTGCATCATCCAGTTCCTGTTTCTCCATTGCTTTTTGCAATACAGATTCAAATCTTGATTCAACCTTAAACATCTTATATGGATGATTAACTTTCCAAGCATGTGTTAATTCGTATTTCTTGGGCTTTTTTGGTTTTACAGGTGGTTTGTAAATCTCCCTGCATGTCTGACTACAGAACACCCTCTTATATGCCTGTTGGAACTTTTCTCCACACTGCTTGCACTTAATCATCCCTTTCTTTTTATTCCTTGCCTCCTTCATCTTCTCATACAGGTCATAATGGTAATCTCGTTTATATTTCAGTCTGCACACATCAGAGCATATTATTTCCTTAACAGTCTTAGGCATAAACATATTTTTGCATATTTTACATTCAACTTGCTGTTTCATTGTCATCTCCTTCAAGGGTTGTTGCTTCAGACCATCTCTCTATTCGGTCTATGTCTAGTTTTTTCTCATAAACTGTATCTGCCAACATCTTCAATTGTATTTCATCCACTCCTCTTCTCCTCTCTGGTTCCAAATCCTGTACCACCTCAATCACATCATCCAGGCAGTCAAGCATACCAAGTGTCACATGGATTCTAAGCATATCACTTTTCAATTACCTTCTTCTTTGGAGTTACATTCTTAATATGTGATTTCATCTGTTGTCTCAATGCTTCAAGGTGCAGTTGAGTTGCATCAGTTACCTGCATGTCTATGGTCTGACGTTCTCCATACATAATTGGTGAATATTTACTTGCCAACCATTGTTTTGCATTAATCAAAGTCTTTGCAGTTGAAGGATCAAGGTGTCCCATTTCCAACTTATTACTGATTGCTTTTATTTCATCAACAGTCAACTCTGCATATGCTTTTCTTGCAGACTCATACCTCTCTTTAAGATCAGGATCACTTGTTATCTTCTGGTACAACTGTTTATAAGGCACCTGTATTTCTTTTGCCATCTTGGGAAGACTCCCAAACTCTGCATACCCATCAAATATCTTATCCCAGAATTCTTCATCATCAAACATCCTGGCAACTCTTGCTCTTCTTTGTCTTCTTATAGGTGTTCCACTGATAAGACCTCCTTTGTCAAACTGACTTTAGTTCCATCCCATAATTATTAGTTTCAGGAGACACATCATACTCCTGTTTCCTGGTGAGTATATTAAATTCAAATGGTCTGTAATCCACATGATGGTGCC